TATTATAAAGTATCTTTTATATATGATGGCTATCAAGAAGGTCCATTAAGTGATTCTCATTGGCTTTGGAATGATACATTTTCAAGAGCAAAATTAGTAATAACAATTAAAGTTAAAAATCCAAGTAGAAGATTAACAGCAGTTTGTCTTTATAGAAAAGATTCTACGACTGATTTGTATAAACTAGTAGAAGAAATACCTACAGATACTGGATGGAGTAAAGAGTCAGAATCATATTGTTATACTTTATCTGATTCAGGTTCTTTGCAGGCTACGTATGAAACTAGAAGTGGTATTTCTGAAGTATTAGATACTATAAAAATTAAATATGGAATATCAACCGAAATAGATGGTTATTTATTTGTAGGTGATTGTTCACATAGCAAAATAAAAAAAGCTTCTAATATGGTATTTAGGTCTAAACCAGGTAAATATAGTATATTTGATTATGCTAATGATTTTTTAACATTAAAAAGTAAACCTACTGCATTTGCTAATTTTTTAGGAAGATTGTATATATTTGACGATTTAAATATATATAGAGTAAATCCAGAAAATTTAGTTATAGAAGATATATATGAAGGTATAGGTTGTTTTGGAAAAGATAGCTTAGTTGTTACTGAGCTTGGTTTATTTTTTGCAAATAAAACAGGTATATATTACCACGATGGTAAAACCCCTATCAGAATATCAGAAGCTATACAGAAAGCTGGCGGAACTGATGAAACATTTGGTGGTACAGATAATATAAAAGATTGTAGTTGGGAAAATATTGTTAATAATAATCCTAATGCAAAACCTTATTTATTTTATGATGCTAAAATAAACAGTATATTAGTTAATATAGAACTTGTAGATAAAGATTCTACTTATAATAAAGCTATTTTAAGGCAATATATATGGTCATACAATATCCCAAGAAAAAGGTGGGATTTATGGGAATTAGCAGAAGATAGCGAAGTAGGCAAACCTTTTACTGGTCCAAATGGAGAAATATTAATACCTATTAATAATGCTATATATGAAAACAGAGGTGGTATTACAAAAAGAGATTGGACTTGGGTAAGTAAAAAACTTACCATGAATGAAGATTCTATTATGAAAGTGTTTAATAAAGTAAAGATTAATGGTTTGTCAAATGATTTAAATCTTGGTGGTAGCTACATTGAAAGTAGCGATAGATTATTTATAGTGACAAGTACAGGAAATATAGATTCTAGTAATATAACTTATGCTCAAGCTAATGTTGAAAGTTCTGATTACAAGTTATCAGGTAGTAATAAAAAAGGTAGATGGATGCAATTTAAAATAGAAAATGTAAAAGAAGATATAGATTCCATTGGTATAATATTTAGAAGAAAAAGCACTAAATAATGGATAATATTTTATGAGACATATAAAATCTTTCAATGATGCTAATAAAGCCTTACAAGAGCTAGAAATAACTCTTAATAAATTAAATAAAAGTTTAGGTATAATAGCGGCTGTACAAACTTCAAGCTTATCATTCAATGATAATAACACATCTTTAATGACATCTGCTGCTATAGCTGATAAAATAGAATCTTATGGCTATGTGTCTGGAACTTTAACTGATGAGCAAGTTCAAGATAAAGTAGGCGCTATGTTTAGTGGAAATACAGAATCTCTTATAACTGCTACTTATCAAGATGCAGATGGAACAATAGATTTAGCAGTTGATAATGATTTGTCAAATTATGATAATAGTTCATCAGGGTTTATAACTTCTACATTAACAACAGAGCAAGTTCAAGATATAGTTGGAGATATGTTTTCATCTAATACTGAAACAAGAATAGCAGCTACTTATGTAGATGGAGGGGTAGGAGCAGGTAAGATAAACTTAGTAGTAGACGATATGACTGCAGATACTAATACTCAAAATACTACTACGTTATCATTTGTAGATAGTAGTAATGATATTATATTAAGAAATACAACAGGTGGTGCTGGTAGTGGCACTGATGATATTAAGTTTGTAGCAGGTTCAAATATAACTCTTACACATACTGATGCTGACAATATAACAATAGCTTCTACAGATACAAATACAACTTATACTGTAGGAGATGGTGGTTTAACACAAAACAATTTTACTGATGCAGACCATACTAAATTAAATGGAATTGAAGATAATGCTACTGCAGACCAAACTCAATCAGATATTAATGCGCTAGGCATAACAGAAGTAGGCACTATTACTAGTGGTGTATGGACTGGTACTCCAATAGCAGATGCAAATATAGCTAGTGCATCTACTTGGAATAGTTTAGTTAGTAATGCTACTCATACAGGAGATGTTACAGGAGCTACTTCACTAACAATAGCAAATGATGCTGTTACCTATGCTAAAATGCAAAATATTACTGACAATAGAGTATTAGGAAGGTATGATGCTGGTTCTTCTGGTAACATAAAAGAATTAGATGCATCAGAAATAAGAGGTATGATTGGCGTATCTTCTGGAGCAAATGCTAATGTTAAATCTAATTGGAATGAATCGGATAGTAATAGCGATGCATTTATACAAAACAAGCCAAATGTACAATACACATCTGCTATACCAACAGGAAACAATGGACTTGTACCTGCAGCAGGTAGTGCTGGTGAATTTTTAAAACACGATGGAACATTTGGTACTCCTTCTTATATTGCTAACACAGATGTAGATGTGTCAGTTACAAACCTTGAAGCTAGACTTGCAGAAATAGATAACTCTGTTACTTATATTGGAGCTACACAAAATGATGATATACAACCAAGAGGAGAAGTTAGATTTGCTCACTCTGCAAGTTTTGTAGAGCAACCAGCAGATTCTTTCCTTATTGCAACACATTATGTTTCTTGGGACCAAGGTAACAAATATAATTTAACCTTGCAAGGAGCTAATATAAATTTTTTAACTCATCCATATGGTGCTTGTAATTTGCTTTTAAAATTAACACAACCTGCAAGTGGTTCTACATTTACAAGTATAACTTGGACAGCAGACGGAAGTGATACAATATTATGGCCTTCAGGAACTGCTCCTACTTTATCATCTGCTAATGGAGCAGTAGACATAATAAGTTTTTACTTTGACGGAACAAGTAAATATTATGGTGTAGCAAGTTTAAATTTTAGCTAATGTACAATCCTATTAACAGAACAACAGTTCAAGTAGAAGAAAATAAATTTAGAGTATATCCTAAACAAGGTCCTCTTTTTTATAAAAAATCAAATGGAGAACTGAATGAAATAGATTTGACTTTTAATGATTCTACATCTACAATAGGCGATATATCTTTAATGAACAAAGGAATATTATCAGTAGGTAAAAGAAAAGATAAAAATCCATACAAAATAACTGGAGTTAGACCTGATAATTGTCAAACTGGTGAGAAACAATTAGAGTTTAGTGTAGTAAATATAGAATTAGATGATGAAAAACAAAATTTTGATGATATAGAAATTCTTTTAAGTCCTAACTCTATTTATCAATTAGTCAAACTAAATAAACAGTTTAGTAAAATAAAAATTGAATTTGATATACACGCTAAAGGTTTAGAACTGGTTAATAATAAATACACAGAAAAAACTACTATATGTGATTATGGCTTTAATTTAAATAACGTTGGGCAAAAAAGCGGAAACGAAATGCTAAGTATTCATAATTCGTATGCAAATTTAGATAAAGAAATACCTTATTTAGATTTTACAGTAGGTTTAATTAATGACAAATTTATAACAATGGGACAATATACTGAATCAGAAGAATTTGGCGAATCAAATCTTGCTAATTATAGTATATACAATGATATGTATACACATGGAAGTGCAGTATATTACGAAGATGCTATTGTATTTACTATGCATTCATATAATATTATTAATTTTGAAAACATTATACTAAACAATCTGTGTGCGTTATATGGTTTAGAAGTTTTTGATGATGATGGTTACGGAAAATATTTAACTAAAGATAATAAAAAAGTTATTGGCTATTATGTTAAAGATAATGTTTTTGTTGGTTTTATTAACACTAAAGAAATTTCTGATAATATTAAAAATTTATTTATAAGAAAAACATTTGAAGATACGTCTTATTTAAATATAACATTAGATGATTTTTGCAATGACATAAGTAATGCGTTTAATAAAAATTTAAAAATTGAAGTAGATTCAAGCTATTATGAAGGTAATTCTTATGAATTTAAAATAAACAATGAATCTCTTTATATAAATAAACCAATTGCATTTGACAAAAATTTTAATGAGTTATATTATTTTACTACCCATACATTAACAGATAATAATGATGGAAGCTATAGGTATACTAAATATTTATTACCAGAAACAGCATTAAACATAAATGACGCAACATATATAGATGCTACGTTATCAGTTGCAAGTGAAACATGTCAACTTTTAAGTGGAAGGCCATTAGGAACAGATGCTGGTATTGTTGGATTTTTTTATAGTTCTGGAAGAAAAAAGACAAGTACAAACTTTACTGCTATAAGAAATGAAACAACTGGAAGTGGATTCCCAGTAGGTGGCATAACAACTAATTTTGGTGTAGTTGGTGATTATGGTGCAGTAAGACCAAGTAGTAGTCAATTTGGAACAACTTTTGCATATAATTATACTATACAAAAAGTGTATTTTAACTTTGATTGTTCTTCTGTTACAGATACTGTAGATGATATGGATTTTGTAATGAGAGCTAAATTTCAATCCCAATATACAACTGGAAATACTGGGGGAATAGCAGACCATAGTATTATTTTACTTAAAGGTGATGTTGGTTCTAATATTGGTAATGATAGGTGGAATGATTTTACTGGGCATACAAGTAATTGGAGCGCAAGCGATGTAACAGAGTATTCTGGCGAGTTTGTTACATCAGATACGAGTTATGATTACAGAACAATACCAATGACTTCTGATGCAAAAACTGATTTAAAAAATTTATCAAAACTTGAATTATTGGTGGTTGATTACGACCAATATTATTTAAATAGTTTAAATACATCATGGGCATATAATCCGCAAGGAAGTTTTACAAACAATGTTATTAGAAGCGAATTTAGGCAGACTATTATGAATGATGCACAAACCTCAACTACAAGTTATAGACCATATATAGAATTTACAACAACAACTACACCAACTGCACCAACTGAAAACGCAACATTTTTTGGAGCTAATTTTTAAAATAGAGTAAAATAACTTGTTTAAATAAGAAGGTATACGTAAATTATAATGATGAATTCTAAGGAGATATATATATAATGGGTAAACTTAAAGATTTATTAGGAAAAGCTCCAATAGGAGCTGGTTTATTAGGTGGACTAGGAGGAGCTGCTTTAAGTGGTTTATTTTCTAGTTTTTACGAACCTGAAAAGGTAGATATTGGAAAAATACAAGAGTATCAAGCGCCTACCCAAGCATTAGTAGATGAACAATTAGGTATATCTAGGGGGTTAATGGACCCACAATCTGTTATAAATCAAAGATTAAGAGATATGTTAAAAGGCCAAGGATACGAAATGAGTGCTCTTGGTATGAGTCAAGTAGGTAAACTTGGAGCTCAAACAGGTATGTCTCCTGGACAAATAGCAATGCAACAAAGAATGATGTCTAATCAAGCTTTAGGTACATCTATGGCTAATCTTAATAAAATGCTACAAGATAGACTTGGTTCTGGTATTGGTTTATTAGGTAGTTCTATAGGTGTTCAAAGAGGATTAGACGAAAATTTATCTAATGCATATTTAACTAACTTAGGTATTGAAAATCAATATGGTAGCTCTACAACTGCTGGTATGGGCTCTGGTTTATTAGGTGGTATGCAATTAGCGTTAGGACGGGTATCATAATGGCAGTAGATTACAGTAAAGTATCTTCAGGTATGGTAAATCCAGGTGCAGCTGTAGGTACAGCTTTATCTACATTAGCATCAGCATTACCAACTAAATCTGAACAAATACAAATGTCTATGATGAAAACTATAGAGAATGAACTTACGGAGCCTATGAAGCTACTTGGCAAAGACCCCTCAACTTATACAGATTTAGATGAACCAGTTAGAGATGCTTTTTCTTTATATACTGACTGGAAAAAGAGCTTATCTCCTAGTGAACAAGAAATAGCAATGAGAAATAATATTAATGCTATGACATTTGGCAATGCTTATCAACAAAGTGCTATGTCTGTAGGTACTGCTATATCTAAAAAAATACAAGATTTTGGCAATGAAGATATATATGCAAAAATAGGTATGTCAAAAAATTTAGCTCCATTTTTAAAATCTGTAGACCCTTTGGCTATGGATTATTTAGTTACACCTAAAACTAAAAAAGAAAAAATAATGTCAGGTGCTAAAATAAGTGGAGGAGTAGGAGCTGCTGTAACTTTACTAGGAGGAGCAATAAAAAAATATGGAGTTTCTGGACTAATAGCAAAAATTACATCAAAAATTGGGGCTAGTGTAGCTCTTAGAACTGTAGCTGGTCTTACAGCAGGAGCTTTAGGAGGAGCTTTAACAGGAGGCGCTCTTACAGCTGCTATGTTAGCTTGGACTGCAAGTGATGTAGCTAAAGTAACAAAAGCTTTAAAAGAAATAGGAGAAGAAGAGGGTAGTTTAGATAATCAATCAATGCCCCCTAAAGAGCAACCAACTATGACTAAATCAAGAGAAGATATTTTAAAATCTTTATATGAATTAAAGAAATAGGAGCTTAGATGGCAGAGGTTCAACAATTTGCACCTATTTTAAGCAAACAACAAACCAAAAATTATATAAAAGCCTACGATAATCGTCCTCATCGTTTTAACGAAAGCGATTTAGAAAGAATTAGGCAACACGCACAATATCATAATGTCCCCTTTTATGAAGGGGATTTTTCTATAATAGATGCTGTTGGTCATGCAGCTTCTGGATTCTTTGAAGGTTTTACTACTTTAAATGTATCTAAAAAAGCTCCAGACAATACATATGAAGCAATAGCTAAAAACTTAGGTCATTTAATTGGATTTGCTCCTGGTATATTAGCAGGTCCACTTAGTTTGGGTGGTCGTGCATTAGCTAAGACAGCTTTAACTAAAAGTAATATATTGTTAGATGCATCTAAATTTTTAGCAGGTAAGAAAGGTTTGCCTTTACTTGTTGCTGAAAAATACATAACTCCAAGAGCTGCTAAATTATCTTCATCATTAATTAATGCTGGTACTTCTTCTAAAAGTAAAGCAATGCAAGAAGCGTCTGCATTTTTATTATCAGGCAAAGCAAAACACATTGCTGAAGGAGCATTTAATTTAGGTACTGCTAGTGCTTTGTCTTCTTGGCAAGGTGGTGTAGATTCTATGATAGATAGTTTTTTTAGTGGAGCTGTAGCAGGTGGTGTATTTAGAACTATAGGTAATCAAATAAATGCAGGAAGCCCCCGTGCAGAAAAGTTTGCAAGAGGTTTAGCTGGTTCTATATTTATGGGTGTTCCATCTACTTTAAGAGGTGCTACAACACCAGAACAAGTATATGAATATTTAATGGGTGCATATTTTGGTGGTAGTGAGAGACCTTGGACTGTAGCAAGAGCTATGCCTATTGCTCAAAAAGTTAGAGAAAAAGCATTAAAAAGCGATGACCCAGTACAATCAAAACTAATGGACCCTAGAGTTTTATATGAAAAATGGGATACGTTAGCTCCTGAGGTTAAAAAAGAAGTATTAAAAATTACAGAAGGACCTGGTTTTGCTGGAGGTAATGCAGAGCAAATAGAAGCTACTATTAACGAAGTATATAATGAAGCTGTAAGAAAAGGTATGGCTCCAGCTAGAAAAGAAATAGAAGCTCAAGGAAAAGATATAAGAACAGAAGTATTTAAAGAAGCTGCTAAAGAACAAACAAGACAAGTTCAAACAGTAGTTAAAAAAACTTTAAAGAAAGCTGGTATAAAATACAAGCCAGATGAAAGACAGTTTTATGTTTTGACTACTGGTCAAAAAGGTACACAAGCAGAAGCATTAAAAAGTGCTAAAAAAAGTGGTATAGCTTCTGTTGAAACAGTATTTCCAGCTCAAAGAGAACGTGGTAAAGCTGATTTACCTGTTACATTACCTAGACAAGAATTAGTCAAATCAAACCAAGCAATAGAAAAAGCTGTAAAATCTTTAAATGAACTTGGAGAAAAAGTTAATTTAGCTAATTTAAATGAGTATGCAAGAGATGGAATTAGAAGAGATTATCGTAATGTTGAGTTTTCTAAGCAAGTAGTTGCTGTTGATACAATAAATCCTAAAATGACTGCTACTAGAGGTTTGTCTAAATATGCTGTTCAAATGGCTATAAACGCTAATAAAAGAGTAGATATTTATGATAAAACTAAGGGTTGGTTAAAGTATGATAAAGATAAGAAAAGATTTGTTACAACTGCTGTAGTACCTGAATTAGGCGCTAGAACAGCCTTTTTTGGAAAGAAAGCACTTGATGCTACTGAAAAGATGGCTTTGCAATCAATGTTTGATAAATACGAGAAAATAGGCTTTAAACAGGAAATAGCTAAAGAAGTAGAGAAAAAAGAAGATACTTTAGAATTAGATACAAACAACATAAGAGACATAGGTGAGTCTAGCTCTAGTTTTATAGATAATAAAATGTCTTTTCTTATGAATCAGTATTTAAGACCTGAATTAAAAAAGACTATAAAAAGTATAGATGATGTTAATGCAAAAATAATAGAAACAACAAAAGTATCAGGTGAATTAGCTCTTGATTATTTAGATAGAGGCTCTACTAAAAATAGGTCTTATGAATGGGTAGAAGCTGTAGAAGAAAAGTCTGGTATAGAAATACCGCAAGCTCTTAAAAACAAAATGAGACAATGGGTAGCAGTCCAGAATCAAGGAGAAGTTGTTAGGTTTATTAATGCAGAAGAAGCTCCTCCTGGTTTATTTTATGCAAAAAAAAGAGCTGCTTCAAAAGTTGAATTAACTGACAAAGAAAACCCATTTTCTTTAGGTGGCAAATCTAAATTAGTTATAGAACCTAAAAAACCTTTTAAATATGCTATACTAGACGCTATTAATATTGAGGGAAAAGAATATGATTTGTCTAAGTTTGAATTTCAAAGAAGTTTAGAAGGTGTACCGCCTAATACAATCCGTAGTGAAAGAATGTATTTTCTTAATAATGTTATTAAAAAAATGGATAAAAAAGGCTACCATATGTATGGTGGTGTAGGTGATAAAGATAGAATAGTATTTGTCGAATACCATCCTAACGCTAGTAAAGTTAAGTTACCAAAGTTTCCACCTTCTATATATACAGAAGCTAAAAACAGATTTCTTATGGATAAAGCTATGCATGATAAAGCTGCTAGGTCTATTATAGCACATGAAGAAGCTATGAATGGACTGCCTATTAGTGAGATGGTAGGTAAAAAAGGTAAGTTTATACAAAATGCAGTAGAGGCTAATAAAAGAGCTCAGATATGGTTTACTAATGGCATATCTGGGGACAAAGAGTTTATTAATAATCCTAAGCGTGTAGGCAATCTTAATTTATCTAAAGAAGGTAATTATAAAACTTCTTTAATTGCAGACCCTAAAAAAGTAAAAAACATTTTAAATAAATTAAATATAGAGTTACCTCAGCACGTTGATGGAGCTATTATAGTAACAGACAAAGTTCTTGATGCTATTAACCTTGATGCAGGTGTTCCATATTCTGGTCAAAACAAATCATTTATTATATCTAAAAACAAAAAAGGTACTATACTTGGTAAGTTTATGTTTCACAAAGCTGGTCCAGAACTATCTGAAGCTATGGAAAAAGCTAATAATGGCGAAGGTATAAACTTTTTAGCAATGAGTAGTGCTATTAAACAATCAGGTAATAGAGAACCTGGTGATTATATTTACAAAAAAGGTCAACCATTAGAGTTAACAGGTGCTGCAAAAGAAATTATAGAAATAAGACCTGGAGATTTAAAATACTCACAATCAGTTATAAATGACCATAAAATGTTGGGTATGAATGAAAGCCAAACAAAGGTAACAGGAATTACTTTTGTTAAGCAAATGGGTACAAATTTGCATCCAGATATGTATAGCAAGACAGAACAATCTACTATAAATAATATATTTAATGAATTATCTCAAAGGTCTTTTGATGGTAAAACAGAGATTAATAATTTAGTTAGAGAATATAATAGAAAGCCTTCTAAAGAATTAATAGAAGATATAATAGAAAACTTTGATGATGTAGGCGTTAAACAAATTGAAACAACTTTAAAAACTCCTGGTAGTGAAAAACTTGCACAGGAAATGCTTCTAAAAATATTAAAGGTTAATAAACAAAATTTAGAACAATCTATAACAGAAGGTGAATTAACAGGTACAACAGCAGAAGAAGCATCTAGGAATTTAGTGGATTTTTATTCTACAGCTGATAATATTGTAAAACATTTGTCTAAATTAGACCAAGCATATCCTATGTTTTTTGACAAATATACAAAAAACTATGTGAATGATGCTGTAAATAGATTTGTAGGAGAAAGAGTTTTAAAACCTAAAGTTAAAAATGCTATAGTTGCAAGAATGAGACCTTATGATAAAGCGTTACAACAAAAGTTTCCAGAGCTTAATAAAAATGATGAAATATTTTATTTAGGAGATTTATATAAAGAAACACCTATGTTTACTAATATACCTGGTCTTGCTAAAACAACGTTAGGTAAATTATGGTCATTAAAAGAAACTAATAATCCTAAGTATAGACAAAACAAAGAACAGTTTGAAGAAATATTTGAAGCTATCAATGTAAGAGTTCCACAAGACTCTCCATCTGGTGCGCAGGTACTTAAATTTAAAGGTTTTACTGGCATTAAAGACCATGGAGTATTATCTCACGGTAGGTCTATGGAAGCACAAGGCGGTGCTGACCTTGATGGTGATGAATCATTTATTTATTTTGGTGGTAGAAACAGAGATGGTGTAGGCGAAGGTATGAAACAATCTTGGAAAGATATGTATAAAGCACAAAAAAAAGAGTTTTATACGAAAGATGAAAAAGCTATAAAGGATGCTAAAGAACAGTACCGAGACCAAATAGTAGTTAATCCTAAAAATAGTAAGATAAATCCTCAATTTTTAAAACAAGTAAATACTAATCCTGAAGCCAAATATTCTCCTGTTGTTAGAGCATTTACAGGTTTAGAAACTGCATCTAATAGAGGTAAAATGGGACCTGTTGTTACAATGGTATCTAATATGAGAGGAGCATGGAGTTCTCTTCGTGCAAGTAAAGATAAATTTGAAATTTATCAAGAAGGCGAGTATAAAGATGGTAAGAAGTTTAGAATAACAATGGAGCCTAGAGAGCCTAGTGCTGAGCAAAGAGACTTAACAAAAGCTCTTGTAAACTTTACAGCTGACCCAGCTAATGAAGCTGGATTAATTAGTATACCAGAAATGCAAAGTCTTTTAATGAGAGCTTATTATACAGGTAAACACGAAACATACAATCCTGCAAATAAAAAATGGTCAGAATTTCCTGTAATGCCTGAACAATTTAGAAAATTTACTAAAACAATAAACCAAAGATATAAAGATATAAAAGATTTTAATAGTGCTTATTTTAGTAGAAACTTTGAAGCTGATAGAGCTTATTCTGCTTATGAAAAACAAGAAATGACAAAAAGAATAAATAAGTATGAAGAACCCGAAATGACTACTTTTACTATGAAGTTTGCTAATACTTTAAAAGATGTTGATATGAATTTGTCTATATTTAATAGACTTGATTATAAAAGTTTAAAAAAGCTTCACGATAAACATAATGAATATGTTAAAAATTTAGATTTTTATAAAGAGCTTCTTGGTAGAACTGGTTTTAAAGAAAAATTTAGTGACCAAATAGATTTTGTATTAACTAATGATTTATTTGTTGAATCTACTTTAAAAAATACAGCTAAAGATGGTTTAGCTTTAATTAATCAATTAAGAAAAGCTAAAATTGAACACAATATAAAAAAACCTAATGATGCAGTTGAAGTTGAAAACTATTTAAGAAAACTTGTAGATACATCTGAAGATTATTTGTCAAATGCTTTTCACAATATTTCTACTTTAGAAAGAGTAATGGAAATATATCAGGCAAGTCGTAAAACAGACAAACCTTTAACTAGAGCTCTTATGAAAAAAATAAGAAAAGAAGTAGAGCTATTAAAAGGTTTTAGTGCTTTTCAATATTCACAGAGAAGTAGAAAAGGTGATTTGTCTGCTATTGAATCTCAAAAACGAATGCAAGAAAAAAGAGAAGCTATAGAATTTTTTAAAGAAGCTGGTGTAGAGCCTCCTCCTGAATTAAAACTTCCTACTAGAAGAACAAAGATAATGGACAATGCTCAAATAGATGCTAGGATAAAGAAATTTAAAGAATCTTTGCCTTCTAAATCTGCAAGAGATATGTTTGACACTTTATTTATAGGTTCTTTACGTAGTCCAGAAGTGCAAAAAGCATTAGATAATGCTTTTAAAAATAATGTACCTCAAGATATAATAAATCAAATATTTCATGAAGGTACTAGAACAAATACTACTAAAGCTGCTTTTGATTCTAAAGAAATAAGTTCTGAAAATATTATTAAATTTTTTAAGACAAAAAACAAATACTATCTAAAATCTTTTGAACCTTACAAAGAAAGTGAAGCAGATATAGCTAAATTTGAAAAGAAAGTAGAGCCTTTAGTTAATAAACGTAATATAAGATTGCTTGGTACTTTAACATCTGATTTTGACTCTTATAAAGGAATTACTCAACCTGGTAAAAAAATCTCCCCTGAAAATAAAAAAGTTGTACAAGAGCTTTTTGAACATTTAAAAATGTATTCTGATGCAAAAGGAAAAGATATTAGCCAGTTATTAAGTGGTATATATGCAGGTATGGGAGACCCATTCGTAGATGTTGTTCCTAAAAAACTTAATCAAATGAACATATCTGATTTTAAACTTATTAATAATTGGTTTAGACAAATACGTGAAGGCAATATGTTTCAACGTATGGAAAATTATGAAAATGCTTTAAAAAAAGCAGGCGTTAAAAAAAGATGGTGGTTATTGTTTCCTAAGCAAGTAAACTCAGAGCAAATGGCTCATGATATAAAGTTTTTACCTGCTGAAGGCTACTTTAAAACTAAAGATGTTACTCCTAAATTAGACAAAATGTATAGACCTACTTACTACGGTGAAGTATTACAAAACTGGATAGGAAGAACACAGGATTTAGCTCATGGTGTTGCTACTCAACAAATAGAAAGATTTAATGAAACATTTAAATATTTAGACCAAGTACCAGATGGTAGTGCTATCTGGAGATTAGGTGTTAGAAAAAGCGAATTAAAACAATACGCTTCTACTAAAAAGAAAGTATATAAAGAAAACTGGGAAAAATCTAGAAAAAATAATGATTACTTCAAATTAAGAAAAAAGAAATACAGCGTTGATTTTGGTGATGGTAAAAAAATCTATAGTGGTTACGAATTAGTTGATTTGACTATGAATAAACTTGAAGGTTTAATGAAAGAATATCATACTAGTATATCTGGAAAATTAGGAGCTTTGGCTAAATATAGAACAGGCTGGTATGACCCTGAACCTCCTAAAGGTAAACGTGAAAAAGGTCGTAGATATGAAACTCAACCTATATTAGATTATAAATCTTTTATTAACGATTTAAATGTAGCTTATAAAAAAGGACAATTATTAAAATCTGGTGATAAAAAAGTTTCAGAATTTTTAGATATAGGTATTGATGGTATGAGACATATGGCTCGTTCTATGCTTGTAGATTTATTGCCTGTTACTGAATATACTAGAGTAATAAAAGGCAAAGAACAAAAAATAGGTGTTAAAAAGTATTATTCTTTGTCTAAAGCTGAACAAAAACTTTGGAAACCTGATAAAGCTGGAACATCTAAACAATATGAAGATTTAATAATTAGTACAACAGGTTATAGAGAAGGTTATTATCCTCACTATTTTTATAGTAATAAAGAGTTAAAAAAATCTCTTGAAAAAGAAAAGAAAGCTCTTGAAGATAATACTACTATGAATAAAAAACAAAAAGCTCACGAAATGGAAAAGCTTATATATAAATACAAACATAGAGTTGGTGATTGGGATTATGCTGATTTTCATAATTGGAAAAAAATGGATGCAGATTTATTTAAAGAAACATTGTCTAAAATAGAAACAAAAGAACTTGCTAAAACAGAAAGCTCTAAGTTGCCTACTGTAGATATGCAATTTGGCAATATGAAAGCAAGAGACAATCATATGGCTGGATGGATGATTGAGCCTATGGCTGTTGAAATGTATATAAATAATGTGACAAATACTTACTTTAGACAACTTGGAAATATAATGTCTAGATATACTCTTCATAATATGAGAGATAGATTATATAATGAGATGGTTACAAAAGCTAATAAAAAAGATAAAGATGAAGCTTCTAGAGTTGTTAATGGCATTGTTACTTTTTGGAAAAAATATGCAAGTGAGGCTATGGGCAATCCTGTTACTATATCTCAAGCTGAACTATCTGACCCTAATTTAAAACTATCAGGCACTCCTTATGCTTGGTTTGCTGATAATTTAATGGCTAAAAAGCTTAATAAAATGGGAGAAAAATTAGGTTTTAAACAAAAAGATATGGTTTTAGGTGGCCTTGATGCTTTTAATGTTAGGTCTTTTGCTAACGTTGAAGGTAAATATCAGTTAGCTACTCTTATGACACATCCTAAAACTATGATAAACAATGTTTTTGGTGGTACTATACATACATTTCAATCTGTTGGAGGAGATGCTTTATTAAAAGCTAGAAATATAGATTACTTACAAGGAATTAATCCTCAATTTAAAACAAAAGAAGATGTAAATAAATTTGTTAGAAAGTTTGGTATACAACCTGAAATGTTGCAACACGAGTTTGGATTACAAAGAGAATTTAGACAAGGTAAAGCTAAAGCTTTTGTTAATGAATTAGTTGATATATCTAAAAAAGAAGGATTTAGAGTTAGTGATTTAGACATATCTGCTATTGCAAAAAAATATGGAGTTAGCAACGCTATTATGACTAAGGCTGCTAAGTTTATGACTATACCTGAGTTTGCATTAAGAAGAGATTCATTTATGGCTCATTATATTAAAGCTTACGAAAGATTCGGTGGTGCAATTACAAATCCTGAACATCCTTATTTAATAGAAATAGCTAAAAAAGGTGTTAAAGCTACCCAGTTTTTATATAATGCTCCTTATCGTCCTGCATTTGCTCGTTCTGCATTTGGCAAAATGATGACAAGATTTCAATTATGGTCTTACAATGCTGTAAGATTTAGAAATGATGCAAGAAAAGCTGCTAAACTTTATGATTTTGCTCCAGGAACTGAAGCTACTAAAAGGTTAGAAAGAATATTAGCATTAGATATGCTTATTATGGCTCTTTCTGGTGTGTTTATGTATTCATTATTTGAACAAACATTACCAGCTCCTTGGAACTGGTTACAAGATTCTGCTGAATGGATTTTTGGAGATGAAAAAGAAAGAGATAGAGCTTTCTTTGGTATGTATCCTACAGCTATAGCTCCATTACAAATGATTACTCCTCCTATAGCAAGACTTCCAATATCTGCTATAAGACAATTTGCTGAAGATGATTACACTAAATTATCTGATTATTATATGTGGACTATGCTTCCTTTTGGTAGGATTTTAAGGGATACATTCCATCCAGAATCTGGTATTATAAACAATCCTATGAGATTACCAGAAAAAGTTGCTGGATTTCCATTAACAGGACTTGCTATAGAAGCTTCTAAAATTAAGAAATCTGATAGACAAGTACCTATTCCAGGTTTTGTTTCTAGTAAAGAGGATTAACCTTCTTTTATTTGTTTTTCTATAGCTACAAAAGGGTCATAAGTAAAATCGTAATAACAATCCATATGAATAATAACTGATTCATCTTCATGAAAAGTACCATCTTGACCTAAAAACCCTCTTGATGCTTTATATATAGGAGCGCTATGTCCAATCAACTCTCCACACTTTTTACATCTAACCATTCTTTATCTCTTTTAAATATTTAGCATTTCTACTTTTTTTACCATCATCTTCTACCATTCCCCACAAAAGACAAAGATAAACAATCGCATCTGTTATTCGACCTCTAACATCTTCTCTTTGAGATTTATGACCATTAACATATGAACTAATGCCATCTATATGCTTTAAAAGATAGACCATTAATACTTTTTCTCTGGTACATTCTATATGGTCAGCAACTCTTTCAAAGTTAGCAAAAGCGTTACTTGTCTTTCTTGCGTACTCCTTTTGACCCGCTTCCCTCATCTTTTGGATTTGACTGAATATTTTTTGTATCAGGCTTTCCATCTTTTTTCTTGTCATCTTTCATCTCCTTCATCTTTTCTGCTTGTTTTTCAACGTATTTATTAAAATCTTCTAGCTTATTTTCCATTCTAATATACATACCTAACAAGTTATCAAGATTGTGTATTATGTTTATTGTTTGATTTAATCTGTTGTTTACCTCTACAACAGAACTTGCTACTTCTCTTATTGTTGGCTTTTTTTTAAAGTTTGCCATCTAAACTCCTTTCTTTCATTTTCTTTCTATAATGTTTACTTCCATAACATTCTTTGTAAACACATTTTCTACACATTGGTTCTAAGATAGGCGGCTCCCAAGTATCAACAAATTGTGCATGTCTAAACCTGTAAACCGCCTGATTTTTGTATGTGCCACAAACTGTGCACTTTTCTAATCTATTCTCAGCCAGTAACTGAACAAGCCTCTTTTTCAAGCTTTATTTCCTCGTTCAATTTAGTTGTATAGCGTTTTAAGGCGCTATTTGCCTCTTTTTTCCACTCTTTTACTTTATAGGCACTAAAAGATATAGGTTTTGAGTTTTCTGCTCTAATTATTTCTATTTCTCTCATTTTCTTATCAAAGTAAAATTTTATACCTTCTAAAAGCTTAACGCATGTTACTGTATCTTTACCTATTACGTCTTCTATTATTTTTGCGATGTTTTCATAGTCGCTTCTTTGCATAACTCTAACTCCCTTCTTAGAAAAGCAATCTCTTCGTTTGCTTTGTCTAATTGGATTTGGAGATGCCTTCTTTTATCATATTCTGTTTTCAATGCTATCTTCCTTTCCTATATTTCTTAGTTCAAATTCCTGATGATTCACAGGGAATCTACCAGTAGGTCCACCAGTTTTAAATACAGGGAATAAACCCCTGTTTCCGCACAAAAACAAAGGTTTATTTGATACCCATCTTCCTGGTTTTTCCTCAGTTAATACAGCGCCAGTATAATTTCTATTTCTTTTAAAAGATTCCATGAATCTCCTTAATAGGAATTAATACTATTTCGCTTGTATTGTCATCTCCTCCTACAGTTAGAGTAGCTTTGCCTTCTTTGACAAGTTGTTTTACTCTTTTTTTCAGTAAATCAACAGGTATTAATATAACTCCTTCTTTAACGCCTTTGTATGATAGTATATGCGCCCACCATTCAGCTTCTGTTACACTTAAACCGCTATATTTACCTCTACTTCTTAACTCTATTACTATGTTACCAGTTCTCTTCCAGATGTCTCTTTCTGTCTTAACTTCTACTTTACCTAAAGACAAAATATTAGCTAAGCTATACTCAGCTTCTTCTCCAAACTTTAAATCAATATCAAATTTTGAAGTATATTCTTTCGTGAACTTTTCTTTTAGCCTTTCAGCCACTTGTTCCATTCGTCTAACCTCTTCTTTCTTTCCTTTGCTATTTGTTTAGTTTTTTCAGGGTTAACCTTTGCTCCCTTTTTCTTTAATTGATGTGTTTTAGTTCCCATTTTAGGAAAAACACATTTTGCATAATCTCCTTTCATGTTACCTCCTATGTTTAAGCATTTAAGGGACAAATATAATTGACATTACATTCCGACTTATTTCTAAGCTTTCAGCTGCACACCGCTGACGTGTATTTGTCCCTTATTATTTTAATTGGTAATTCCTGCAACTTCCAGCCAGGCAATCCTCTATGGGTTGTTTTTTAATAGCTTTAGTATTACTATGATATAAGTAGCTAAATAGATATTTGATTTTATTTAAAGCTAAACAGTTAGCTACTTGATTATTAGAGTTTTTATGCTATTACCAATTTAAAAGTCTCTGCTTGACATTTTTCTAAGAACGTACTTTCTAAGTTCTCCGTTTTGTCTATCAAGCCATTTTAATAGTTTTCTAAAATTTCTATCTGTTAAAGGTCCTTTTCTTGTGTTACATCTTCCACATATCATCTGTAAATTATCAGGAGTTGAATTACCACCCAAAGAAAGAGGTAGAATATGGTCACATACCATATTACTAACAAGCAATTTACAATCGCAATAGCAACATTTTTTTCCATAAACTCTATATAAAAGTTCTCTAACTTCTTCAAGTGATATATTAAATTCGACTTCATATTCTTTACTCCTTCTTTTCAATGTCGACCTAAGTGTAGATGATTTTTTCATCAATCTGTGAAACGTTTTTTTAGCAAACGTTCCATGGTGTCTCTTTAACTTTTTATTAAATTTTTGTTCCCAGATAGTAAGCCTATTAGGGGACTTGCGCCCCCTTTTTGGCTTATAGTATCTTTTTTTCTTATGCTCTTCCAGCTTCATCTAGCCATACCTCTATTGGTTTTACTTTAGATAAGTATAACTGACATTCAAACTTATACAATCCAATTACAAAACTAAATCCATCAGATTGCTTTCCGTTTACTCTAATTATACCTATTTTTACAAAGCTTAATAATATAAGAAAAAACCTATCTTTTAACAAAGCTATTTTTATTAACCATTCCATTGTGTTCTCCTTAATCTAAATGACGGTGTCCATTCGACTTCAGTATCAAATAGTTCTCCATCGGTATTTTTAAATAATCTAACAGCTCTAGACGCTGAATTTGATTGACCATTAAGACCAATCACTTTTCTAGATGCATTCTCTATTGCGCCTGACCCTTTACCTGCATACAAATCAAGCACTTCATTCCGACTGTATTCTCTACTTACTTGCGATATTTGGATAACTATCATATCGTTATTTACTGCCATATTAGATAGTCCATGAGATATATATTTAATCTTTTCATACTCACCTCTATAACTAGAAGGTGTGTCTACAAGGTCAATATAATCTACAATAACTAAGGATGGTTCTAACTCTCTAACTTTCTCTGCTATCTTATCAAGAGTTGGAGAAATAGTTTGAACCATTAAATGCGATAGTTTATCTTCATTTTCTTTGTATAGCTCTGCGTAATTATCGTTAGCTTCTTGCTTACTAACGCCAGATACTATTTGTAGGTGTCTTCTGTGCATATACCAAGATGACAGCTCTAAACTAAGAAACAATGTAGGTATTTGCCATTCTTTAACAATTCTATCATTTACAAAGTCTACACCAAGTGCTAAATTCTGAGCAAATGTAGTTTTATTAGAACCTGTTGGTCCAAATATAGTAACTAATTCGCCTGGATATATAACTGATTCTTTGTCTATTCCTAAGGCTCTACCTAAGTCTATAGTTTTTCCACTAAAATCAGTATTTAGTCTTTCGTGTAATTCACTTTGCATATCATTTGATGATTTAACATCTATCATATAGTCTTTCTTATTAAAGAATATACATTGTGTTTTACAATGCTCTGACATAACAGAATCTTGACAACCATATTTATAGTTTCTATTATATACATTTTCTACCATTTCCATTATTTCTTTTTCTGGCATACTTTTGTTATTCCAATGAAGCATCATAACTTTAGCATAATGACTAGGAATGCCGTGTCTTTTACAATGACTAACTATCCTTAATGCTGTTATATGCCTACTACCTTTCTTTGCTCCTTGGGCTAACATTGATTGTACACAAGGCACTATTTTAGTTGGTTCCGATATTTTATTAAACACTTGAACATCAGGAACGTCTTCTTTTACAGTATGCTCTAACTCTCCATCGCCTTGTAATCCTAGATATTTATAATCACTACGATTAACTTTGGCTAATTTGAGTATATCAGCTGCATTTAGATTCATAACCTCATCTCTATATAAAGGTATCTTATATAGGTTTGTCTTTTGGTTAATAGTATGCTGAACTCTATAAATACCAGTTCGCATATATATGGATGAATCTAAATCAGGTATTAAACTTTTAAGTGTTTGTTTTACCATATATGGCAAATCAACACCAGATTTAAAGTTAAATAACCCACCAGCTAAATCAATATGGTATCCAGAGCCAGAAAAGTAACATTGGAAACTTTCTTCCGTAATGTCGGCCTCTTCTAGCTCTAGAACAACACCTCTCAAGACATCTAAAGTTTTCTCATCTGTGTAACCACCTTTATCAATATCAATAGGTATTTTGTCAATGTATCTAACACCAAAGTAATTCTTTAATGAACCGTTATCTTCTACATATTTAAGTGCTTCTTCATCATATAGATATACACTTCTGTATAATGCATTTTCGTTAATGAATTTACTTAAGTCATTTTTATTAATCAAATACCCTCTATTGCCAGGTGTTCCTTTAGCTATCTCGACGTACATTATAGATTACCTAAAGCACTCTGGTCCATAGATGGTTGAGAAACTTCACCTTCTACAAACTCTTTTAAATATCCTTTAGATTTCATCCATTTAACGTCATCTTCTAACTTTGCTTTGTTTTCTATGACATTTTTATATACTTTAGATAATACTCTAGTATATGCTTTCCCACCTGGAACTTTAGGCTGTTCTTTATAAAAGTAACCTAAATATTTTAAATCAGGTGTATCTGTTCCATTAGCAATAACAAAGTTATCATTTAAATATTTTGCAATATCTGGTATTTCTTGTCCATCAGCTGTTTCCCAGCCTCCATCTACATTAATACCAGCATCACATCCTATTTGGTCAAAGAAATGATACAATCTTTTTAAACCATTGCCACCTGTAATCTTTCCACCTACTTTTTCGAAAGAACCTTTAATAGCTAATGGTCTATCATAATCACTTCCTTTTTGTTTTACAAGTACTTCAATAAATAAATCAGCCCAATCAAACTCTCCTGACCTATCTTTAAACTCTAATATTCCAAACTCACATACTCCTGTAAAGTTTGAATAATTATCACTACTTGTTGTTTCTGGTTTAAATATCGCCATTATTTACTCTCCTTTTTATATATATTATTCCATGTTAACTCTATCTCTTTGCCTCTCAAATGAGGACTTCTACTACCTGCTTCTAAGGCTTCATTAGCTTGAAATGATACCATTAACTTCTTGTTTTCATCATCTCTGTAAACGTAACCTATAGCATCACAATCTGCCATTAACATGTTCTTTAACTTTCCTGTTAAATCCAAGCTTTCTGGCTCAACTATAGCTTTACTATCTACAACAGCTCTAGCCCATTTCCTATGTCCGATTATTATCACATGAGGAAATATCTCTTTTAGTATGTTTACTGTATTAAGAACTTTTTCTCTAACCATAGAAAAACCTTTACCAAATGCTAGGTCTTGTACAGCTGATACTCCTTCTTCTTCACATACTGCTTTCTCTGCCCATATAGCTATTTTATCTATTGTATCTATCGCAGCATACTTAAACTCGTGTCCATCTTGAGCTTCTTTTAATAACTTTATTAGGTCTTCTCTACTACTTACTGTTTCTACATATCCATCTATCATATTTGCACCACCTTCTGTGTCAATTATTAAACAATCTTCTAACTGACTTAAAGCTGTAGTTTTACCTACTTTTGGTGCTCCATATAATAGCATTGTTTTTGGATTCTGAGAGACAGCTTTCCTTTTGACTTTTTTTAATGCCATTTTTATTCTCCTATTTTAAAGTGAAATGGACTGGCTCTTTAGAGTATTTCAGCCAGCCCATTATATTACAACATTTATTTCATCTAACCAAGGTATTTTTATCTATACACATTGTTGGAAAATGGAATGATAAAAACTCCTCAAATGGTTGAACAGTAACCAACTTTCTTACAGCATTAGCGATAAAACTACCAGACATATTACTACAATAGCTTGTCGCCTTCATATTACAAGGTTCTTCGCTACCTTCATCATCGCTGTACCATATTTCTTTATACTTTGCCAATGTAGGCTTTAGTATAACATATTGTTGATAATGTTCAGCTCCCATTCGACCATCTATAAGAGCTAGTGGCATACTTTCACGCCACCCCATTATTGCTTTGACTGCTTGTAATCTAGATTTCATACTATCAAAACCTAAAATAATTATATCATTACTATTCATATAAATATAATTATCAAACAATCTATCGTCACACATTACTTCAGCTGAATCATTAATATCTAATATTTTAGATTTTAACATATCAACTTTCTTATGACCTACATCATATAATGTATATTGTGACACACCTACATTTCCCGTATCAACTTTGTCATTATCATACAAACAAAAGTTTTCTGCACCCATTCTAACTAGTTGGGTAGCTGCGGCACTACCTATAGCACCGCAACCTAGTATATGATAATTAAATTCATTTAAGTTGTCTACAAGACCTCTTGAACGCATATTAATAGCCATACAGACCTCCCCATTTATGCTCGAAAGGATTTAAAGCTCCTTCAAGCTCGTTTTTAACATTATTATCATCAAATTCAACAAGCTCATCTGGCATTGCTGTCATTAACAGATTCAATACCTCATCAGCTGTTTCTTTGAATGTTCTCATTCTAAATGGAACACTTCTTTTCTTGGCTTCTTTATTTACATCAGCAACTTTTTTCTTAAACTCACCAAACTTTATAGTACCAGATACATAATCATCTTGCATTGATTCTATAGCTTCTAACAATAGATTATAATTATCTTCGTGTTTATGTTTGGTAGGTTTCTTACTCCATAGATTCTGTTGATAATGTTGCCACCCTTTACCATATGTAGCAACTTTATTATCACAAAGCTTTTCATATTGCTTTTTCATAGCTTTTGTAATATTTATCTTTGGTGTTTCTCTTTCTATTGTAAGAGTAGTATCTATGTGTTGCTCAATAGGTAAACCGCTATTTTGCCAGAAGCTGACTCTAAACAGATATTCTTCTTTAAGATTAATCACTAACGCTAAAGAATAACTTGTATTCTTCCAAGCTTTAATCTCGTTTTCATCTGTTCCAGACCAGAATGCTCCCATTGTATGATGTGAATGCCACCATACAAACTTCATATTAGGGTTATTATACTTCATACCATACTTCATCATGTATTCGCTAACAGCATCACCATTAAGTTCTGTATTTGTCCCACTATTTTCTTGTTTTAGGATTTCTACATCACCAACTTTTATTCTACCATCTTTTTGTGGTACTGCTGTCATTAACCCTGATATTTCATTCTTATCTTCTTCATAAGCTATTGTAGCCCATGCTTGTAACTTATACCAGTCATCTTCTAATATGTAAAACATATCCTTAAGTTCCATTTTATCTCCTTTCTGAGCTATAAGCCCACATTTTAGTTAATTTCTCTATGTCTTCAGTTGTTTCTTTCTTTACATCATCTGATTTTTTATTAGTTATTTCAATAAGTTCTTTATTTTCTAACCATTTAATTAAATTATCAGTATAATAAAAAGAAGACAACATTTCTTCAGTCATTTCATATGCTTGTCCAGCTTGTTTGTCAAAACAATGATAATACATTTTGTTAAAAATCATATCACACATTCCTTTTTTATCAAAACCATCATCATTTAAGAAAAGCCAATATTTAATATCTACATATTTAAAATATCTTGCTATCTCTGAGCTTATTGCTTGCATATCATCTTCTGATATTTGCTCTAAATTATTAACAATATCAGTATAATATTCTGTTATCATTAAAGCCATAGCTTGTAGTTTAAAACCACAATCTGAATTTAAAACATTTATTGTTTTCTTATTTCTAATGTAATGACTAGAACTATCTCTGAATTGACATTCAATATCATCATATGATTTAATAATAAACTCAGCTCTATTTTCCTCGTTTAACATTAAATTATCAGCATATCTTTCTAATCTTCTTTCTGTAAATGCTAATACTGATGATTGAGATTGACACGCAACATATTCTTCGCTAAACTCTTTAGGCATACCTAAATGAGCCATATGAGGTTGATTGTATGGGTTTGAATATTTTAGATTGTAATACTGAGCCCATTCTAATAAAATAAATGCAAAACTTAGAAGCTCATTATTCCTAAGTGCTTTATTTATATCTTCAAAGTATTTATCAAAACATACACTACCATATGCTGAACCTCTACTAGATATATATGGATGCAAAAGATTTAACATTGAATCAATTTTACCGTTAGCATTAAAATTACTATTATTTAATCCTAATTTTCTTCTAAGGTCAATATTAAGTATTAAATGCATTCTATCTAAATCTATTTTTTGGATTGATTTATCACCATCAAACACATTTAATTGTAAACCTACTAAACTTACATCATAATACAGTTGAGGATTTCTATTTGTTATTTTGTCAAAATAAGGAACAATTAGCACTTTTTCATTCGTTGCTTCATAAACTGTTTCACATTGTTTTATGATAGTTTCTGTAAATGTTTTGACTTTTTCTTTAAATTCATTAATATCAACATCTTTAGAAACACCCATTCTTTTAAGCTTATTTCTTTCATATTCCATATCATTAGTCATTCTTTTTATGTAACCTAAATAATTTACTCTATCTGTAGTTCTATGTAATAAATTATCTAAACCATTTGTCTTTTTATGTAAATAAAGTCTGTTATATATAAGTTCTTTTACTTTATCATAAGTTTTTGGTTTCCAGTTCCATTTATTTGTTACTTCTATATTGTCAATACCTTCTGATTCTAAACATCTATTAATATATTCTAATTTTTCATAGAATAAATCTTGAGGTCCAGTTGCCAACATATTTACTTCTTCTTGATTCATATTATCAAGTTCTGTTAAATTACTTACTTTTACGTCTTGTATTCCGTTAAAATAAGTAAATGTATTATCTGCCATTTTATTCTCCTTTATTTAATCTCTGTTTAATTAAATGAGAGAATGCCTTCGTTTTGCCTATATAATCATAACCTAATAATCACTTTATTTTACGAATAAAAAGGACTTATTGAGTGTCTTCTCGGGACTTACATCTCTCATTTAAAGTTATACCCTAATAATTAGGGTTATCCACCTACTTTATTGTTACTTGCATAAGCAACAACTTCATCTTCTGATAGTTCATAGTCGTTATTTCTAACTGTGCCTTGAACCATTACTTTAGCATCTGTTGGAATGCTTAGTTCATTTCTTAACTCACCTACTGTTGTAGATGTTATTTCTTGAGAAACGAACTCACCGTTTAATAATAACTTGATAGTCATTTTAAACTCCTTTCTGTTTTTATTTATTAACGTTAACTTCTTCGGCATAATATGTTGTAAATAATCTTTCATTCCAATGGAAGATATACCCAGCTCCATATTCTGCTCTCATTTTTCTGAAAGTATCTTTAAAAGATAAACTACTTTCAAAACCTTCTATAAACCTATTTTGCTCCTCATATATTTCATAATATGATATAGTTTCAACAGGTTTAGATTCCAACTCTATTAATCTATTCATCATAGAATTAACAGTTCTGTTTAATACTTTGACATCTGGTGAAATACTATTTATTTTTGATGTATGTACCGTTAGCCATATTGTTGTCATCGCTAATATTGCGAATATTGCTTGATTTACTTTTCTTTGCATTATTTCTCCTTAACTTTATATTATTTTCTATCATTACATCTACTACGCTTAGTAGATAGTCATTGTACTCTTCCATCTTAACCGCCTTTCTAAATTATAAGCAAGTGCAAAACACGAATTAAATATGAAAAGAAAAAAAATCCGCTGTGGCCTCACGGTTACACAACACTTGCTTAATTGTTATTAATAGATTACACGAAGGACTTTCACCTTTCACCTTAGCTCACCACCACCCGTCTCAAGTTGCGTAGAGTTATATGTTACCTCAAACTTACCTACTCTTGAACCTCATCTATTAATTATTAAAATTTAACATCTTGATTTCTGTTGTGAATATACCTTGTATCTTGCTCACCCATAGCTTCCACAACTTTATATTTATTATCTTTCCACCACTTAGCAAATGCTAAATAGTCTTGGTCAGAAAATATATCTATTACTTCTTCTTTACCGCTTTCTTTATAAACAAACGATATTTTGCTTTGACTAAAATTTAAAGACGCTAATTCATTCACTTTAATATTATAATGATGAACATCATCGCCACTAAACTCTATTATAATCATTAATACACCATAAAACATTTCTATTATCAT